CCAAAAGTTGGCACATATTCCCATCCTTCTCTGAATTGTATTTAATACTTCTCTCCTGCACTTAGTGCCGTGAATCGTATGTACATAGGATTTCTATATAACATATCTGATGAGAAATATTAACCTGCGTTACGATAAGCAATGAATTATAAATCTGCCGTATCTAAAGGTAACCACAAGTATTCATAATAACCTTTAGGAGGTATATTACTTAATGAGTATTGCACACTATTGGGATATTACAACAAGTTGTCTATGGATGGGAATGAATTAAATAGTTCTGACTGAGTCATATTCGCGTTCTCTATTTTACCCGGTACCCTACACATAGCTAATGTCCCTTGTTTCGTCATGTTGTTAGCTAAAGGAAAAATTTTTATTCCAAATCTAACTAGTCTACATGACACCCAATTTCCTGTTCCTTCTGGTGCTGAATCTAATCCTTACATGAATGATGTTCCACTCTGAACTGATAATCCTGTTCCTGAATCTGTTTATTACCATTAAAACAAACTAAGTGTAGGAGCTGTTTAATGACTTACATTTTATGGGAACAATGATATTTGAATGTTGCTCTGTGAATCCGCTGTAAATGTATAAGTCCTTGTCCTTTCTGCTATTGATGTTATAGTGGAAAAGTCAGTTGGTGGTTTGATTAGTGGTGAATTGAATGGATCAAGTACTGATTTGCAGTACGCAGGCATGACTTCAGATCTGTTAACTATATGTCCTTCTGAGTTCTTAGCAGCGGGTATAACTTTAACCCGTTCTACTATTCATACCTATTATTGTTGTGGTTTGATCCTTCTTTTCTATTTCTTTTAATTATTAATCTGGCGAATGTTAACTCGTTTTGAGAGAACGCCCTTTTTACGTCCGCCTATCATAATATCTGGTTATTTTTAGGTTTCTAGATCCTATAACTTTCGGTGTGAAGGGCCGAATCCTTTTTTGTTGTTTCTAACTTCTGGGTTAGTACCTAGCTAATTTTGTAATGTTTTGTTCATTTTGATGTTAGCCTTATTTTGTCTCCCACATATAAAGATTTTGTTGTCGGTAAATGTTTAGATCACTTCTAAAACTGTTAGACCAAGTTTATAGTCGATGTAATCTGCCAACTTATATTAGGTTTTTGAACCTTAATAAAAAGCTTTGTTCCGCCAATCCATGTCCAATCTTTTGGTGAGGATATTCATCATGTCGCGTTTTTCGTCT